GGTGACGATCGGCGTTGTGGATGATTTCTACTCGAAGTTCGGTCCCTCGGACGGTGTCAAGTTCGGTCCCCTAGCAGTGTCAGAGTGGTTGCGTAACCAGCAAGCGCTGACGTACCTCAGGGTCCTGGGTATCGGCGATGGCAACCAACGCAACACTCAAACGGGTGATGTCAACGAGGGTGGGTTCACAGTGGGTGAGCAACAGCCCGACCTGACGAACGCCGGTACGCTAGCAAAGAACCCGTACGCCAACTACGGTGGCCCACTCGGTCGCACGTACTTCTTGGGCGCTTTCATGTCAGAGTCGTTGGGTTCGACGGTCTTCAGCGCAGCCGGAACGCAACCGACGCCGTACGCAGTTCCCATCGTTCGAGGCGTCGTCCTCGCAGCGTCGGGCGTCATCCTCACGTTGTCCTCCTCCGCACCAGGCGTTACCAGCGCCCCTCCTGGCGTTGCCACGATCGCAACGAACACGAACGGTAGCTGCCTGGGCGATGCAGTCCTGATGCAGAACGGTATCGCGAAGCAGGATTTCGTGATGCTTTTGAACGGCCTGCAAGGTCGTGATCCCCTGTACCCGAACGTCATCACTGCATCGTTCGACATCACATCACCCAACTACTTCCCCAACGTCCTCAACACCGACCCGACAAAGTTCCAGCAAGCCGGTCACTACGTTTACGCTTTCTGGGAGGTTCACACCGCGACGGCGACTGTCACCGGCTCGAACGTGATCACCTCGTCCTTTGACGCCCGTAAGGACGGCAAGGAGACGGTAGCGTTCTTGCTGTCAGGTTCTCACGCTCGGGACACCGGCACTGCGTCGGTTCCTGATTACGAGGACTTCCGCGATCGCTTCAGCCACGCAGAGTCGCCTTGGGTCATCAGCCAACCCTTCGGTGGCAAGCCGCACAACTTGTTCAAGGTTCATGCGCTCGACGCCGGCGCGAACGTTTCGACCCTGTACAAGCTTTCCATCGAGAACATTGCGATCTCGACAGATCCCAGCGATCAGTACCCAACGTTCGACCTGGTCGTTCGCAATTGGGGTGACAACGATTCAGCACCGTCCTACATCGAGCAGTTCAGGGGACTGTCGTTGAACCCGAGCGACAACCAGTACATCGCCAGGATCATCGGCGATCAGAGCTCGTACTTCGACTTCGATCGTGGTCCCACAGCTCAGAAGATCGTCGTCGACGGTAACTACGCTAACGCATCGAACTACATCCGCATCGAAGTCGACCAGGACGTTGACAACGGTGAAGTTGATCCGACTGCGATGCCAGTGGGCACCCGTGGTGCAGCTCACATCATCACAGCTGGTACGGGAACGCTGGCTGCGCCCAACAACCCAACAGGAACGTGGGCGGGTGGTGCTTCAGGCGCGCTGTTCTTCACTGCACCTGCTAGCCTGTTCGCTGCGACTGTGGTTCCTCCCTTCCCATTGCGATTGAACGTGCAGCAAGGGTCCGGAGCGAAGATCCAAGCCAACCCGAGCCTTTACTGGGGCGCTCAGTTCGAGCACATCACGTCATTGTCGACCCCCAACCTGTCAACGCAACCCAACCTGTCCATGGACGCCTTCGCAACGTTCTTCCCAGAGCACCGCGTCGACATCCAGGACTTCTTGGCAACAAGTGACAGCGACAGCGCTGGTGCTCCTGGATCGCCCATGCTGAGCGGTTCGGTGGTCGACGTTGACCTGTTCAACTACGACAAGTTCTCCCTGATGAACATCCAGGTGGTGACCAGCTCTGCAGGTCTCGCCGATCCTAACCAGTGGGCATACGCATCGTACGTCAGGAACGGAAGCATCCCAGTCGTTGATTCGGCCAAGACCCGTGCTCTGCAATCGCAGGACTTCATCCAGGCGAACCGTCGCTTCCTGAAGTGGTCGTTCTTGATGCAAGGTGGTTTCAACGGTGTCAACATCTTCGACTACGATGAATCAACGCTGGACTCTGCAGCGATCGAAGCCGACATGAACGCCACCAACCGAAACTTCAACAACGGTGCGACGGTCTCTGCGTACAACAAGGCGCTTCAGATCATGGGCGAGGTCACCAACACTGACCTGCAGCTCTTGGTGATCCCAGGCATCCGTCATCCGGTGGTGACCGACGCAGCGCTAGCAGCGGTCGAGAATCGATTCGATGCTCTGTACATCATGGACATCGAGCAGATCGATAACAACGGTGACACAGTCACAAGCGATTCTCAGATGCCGTCAGTTTCTTTGACGTCACAGAACTTCGCAGATCGTTCGCTGAACAGCAGCTTCGGCGCAGCGTACTTCCCGGACGTGATCATCCCTGATCCTATCACGAAGACGAACGTTGTCGTCCCACCCTCCGTCGTCGTGCTCGGGGCTCTGGCCCTCAACGATGCGGTGGGTTACCCATGGTTCGCTCCTGCAGGCTTCACCCGGGGTGCGTTGCAGACGACCCTCGAAGCACGAGTCAAGCTGTCGAAGTCAAACATGAACACGCTGTACGACGTCAACATCAACCCGTTGGTCGCTTTCCCCGGCAACGCAACCGGTGGAACGAACCCGAAGGGTGGCGTCGTCGTCTGGGGACAGAAGACGTTGCAGCAAGCAGCGACCGCGCTCGACCGGGTCAACGTCAGGCGCTTGCTGATCGAGATCCGTCGTCAGGTTCGCGACATCGCAATGACGATCCTGTTCGAACCCAACCGTGACGTAACGTTGGCGAAGTTCTCCGCTGCGGTCACCCCACGCCTGCAGAGGATCCAGGCGTTAGCCGGTCTGCAACGCTTCAAGGTCATCATCGACAGCAGCACCACGAGCCAGCAGGACATCGAGAACAACACCCTGCGAGGCAAGATCTTCGTGCAACCCACCAAGACGATCGAGTTCGTGTCGCTTGACTTCGTCGTCGCAAACAACCTGAACCAGCAGGCATGATGCGCAAACAAGGTTCAAAATGGTTCTGATGAATACTTACGATTATCCGGTGACAGGAGACAATCATGGCTGAGACGTTAGACGTTACATCAATGCTGCCGAACAAGTTCGAACCCAAGAAGAAGAACCGATGGGTTCTGATGATCGAGGGCATCGATGCTTACATCATCAAGACGGCAGCCCGACCCACGATCACCACGGACTCGATCGAGGTTCCGTTCATCAACTCACGTAGGTACCTCGCGGGCCTGACGAAGTTCGGTACCATGGCGATCACCCTCAACGATCCGATCGCCCCCTCGGGTGCTCAACAGATCATGGAGTGGATTCGCTTGCACTTTGAGTCTGTCTCGGGCCGTGCAGGTTACGCTGACTTCTACAAGCGTGACATCCAGCTCAAGCTGCTCGACCCGGTGGGAACCGTCATCGAGCTTTGGGACATCAAGGGCGCGTTGATCACGGAAGCGAACTTCGGTGAGCTGTCCTACGAAGGTGGAGAGCTCGTTGAGATCTCTCTCACAATTCAGGCAGACAACTATGTCCTTCAATATTGAGATCAAAATCATTCTTGTCGACTAAACAAGTAAGGGTCTGTGGAGTACAGTTGCTCCATGGACCCCGAATCGTTCAAGTGCCCGAACTGTGATGCTGCGTACGTCAACCTCAACTCGTTGCGCATTCATGCGCAAAAGAAACACGGGACGAAATCGATCGACCTTCGTCTCGCTCTCTTTCATGATGGCGTTCGTCCAACGTGTGAGTGCGGTTGTGGTGAAGAGACTGCGTTCGATGGGCTCGTGATCGGGTTCGTTCGCTTCGTCAACGGTCACAATGCTCGGGTTGAAAACAGCTGGGGTCACAATCCCGTGGCATTGGCGAAGAGCCAAGAGGTTCGTCGAGGCATGTGGAAACGTGGTGAGATCAAGGCCTGGCGAACGGGCTTGTCACCCGACGAACCAAGGAACAAAGCGCTCATTGAGAAGATGACTGCGACTGTACGTGCTGATGCTTCGCTACGTAAGCAGCGTTCAGAAACAATGACTCAGAATCGTCTTAGTAGAGTAGTTCCTAATCTCACGGGCAAAGATCATCCTGCTTGGCGTGGCGGTGCTTCTGCGCTTCAACCTCTAGTTCGTTCTCACCTGCATGCGAGATGGGTGTATCCCAAGCTCAAAGCTGCGAACTTCACATGCCAGCTCTGCGGTAAGAACCACGTTACATTGAACGTTCATCATGATCAGGAACGTTTCGCTGCGATCTTGCAGATGGCGATCGCTACGTTGGGTGAAGTGATGAACGATGACTTCGAACAGAAGTCGTTGATCGCTGAGTGGGTCGCTGATTACCATGTCAAGAACGATGTTTCAGGGATCGTTCTGTGCGAAACATGTCATGATCTTCAACACGTTGCGACATAGGTATCGTTCACAGGCACCGTTACCTCGAACCTGTCACCGGAACGGTGGCGGTGTTCCTGTGCAACCTCGGCCATAATCAGCTGGGGTTGTTTCATCTCGAGCATACTTACCGACATGTGCAGAGGAGGGTGTCATGGCATCACCGTCTCGGGCCAGTCGTAAACCTCCACAAGAGGCTCTAGGAAAAATCATCAGCTGCTTCAATAGGTCCTACCATCCCATTTATTTGGGTCCTGTAGCAGTGGAGGTGGGTTGGAGCCTCGCGCAGACGCAAGAGATGTTCGACGTCCTTGTCGATCGAGGCTCGATCCACGCATTGACGAGCGAAGAAAAGATCGAGCAGAAGTTTCCTGAGCTAGCGAACGTATATTCGCTCACTGAGAAACGTTCGATCAGCAAGGCACATTTGTTGATCTAAACGGTACGTCTGTTGGGTCACGCTGACATTTACGGGTCGAACGATGGTGTACTATCGTGGCTAAGGAACCCAACATGTCAGACGATCGCGAACAGCACAATCAGG